CAGGTACATTAATGGGTAGTGGTTTAATTACAACAACAGACCCTAAAGCATAAAAAACAATATGAAGCAACAAATAGAATTACATTTAGGAGGTAAAAAGAGAAAGTTTACTTTTGGTATCTTGTTTTTAGGTAACGTTTTAGAGCGTGAAATATATGAAGATTATAACGATTTATTAATTAAAACGCAAAAGAATCCATTTAAACACGCTCCAATTTTAATGTACGAAAGTTTGGTTAATACTTGTAATAAGTATCAAAAAGAAGTAGATTTTAAAGAAAGTGATGTTATTGATTGGCTTGACAAAGATTATTTAAAAGGGGCTGACAATGTAGTTAAGTTTTTACAAGTTTTCTTTGGCACTAATGAAAATAAAACACCTACTGAAAATGAAACTAATGAAGATGCGCCAAAAAAAAAATAGACTGGTATAAAGATGTTATTTCTGTTTGCCTTGGTGAGTTAGGTATTTCGTCTTATGATTATTTATTTACAATGACAATGAGCGAATTTAATATTCGCTTTTTTGCTTATAAAAGGTTACAAAGAATAGAAAAGGAAAAGATATTTGAGATTAACAGAATAATAATAGGTTCTAGTTTAGCCGAAAAGAAAGCAAAAACAGAATTATTTAATTCAACTAAAAATGTGTTAATTGGTAAAACGTCCAAACCTAAAGTACCTCAATATGTTTTAGATAGATTTAAAAAAGAACGTGAGGAGTATTTAAAGAAAAAAAATAAGTAAATGGATGCAAGATTAGAAGTTGAAATCGGTGCGGATATAAAGGATTTACAATCTAAAGTAAATTCAGCAACTAAAGACTTAAAAGACTTTGGTAACGATTCTAAAAAGAATTTAGGCAACTTTAGTAAATCAACTAAAACAGCAACTAAAGATATTAAAGGTTTTCAAAAAGGCACTGCAAACGGTTCTAGTGCAATGTTAGCCTTTTCCAGAACGGTACAAGATGCACCTTTTGGAATGATGGGTATTTCTAACAACATAACCAACTTAACTGAACAATTCGGAGCTTTAAAGAAAAGAACGGGAAGTGCAGGAGGTGCTTTAAAGTTAATGCTTAAAGATTTAACAGGTTTTGGTGGTATAACCTTAGCTATATCTTTAGCAACATCTGCTTGGTTGGTTTTTGGTGATAAAATAATGGGTACTAAAGACAAAGTTAAGTCTTTAAAAGAAGAACAAGAAAAGTTAACTGAAAGTTTAGAAAATTATGTTTTAGGGTTAGAATCTGTTAATCGTGCTAATTTAAGAGGTGAACAAAGCGGACAAAAAGAGTTAGTAACATTAAGATTATTAAAATCTCAAATAGATAATACAACGTTATCAGTTGATGATAGAAAAAAAGCAATAAACGAATTAAGAAAAAAGTATCCAGAGTATTTGCAAAATATGTCTGACGAGAAGATACTTAATGGAGGTTTACAGACTACTTATGATTCATTAACCAAATCTATTATAAAAAGAGCAAAAGCAACTGCTTCAATGAATGCTATTGTAAAAAATAGCGAAACTTTATTAACTATTCAAAGTCAGTTAGATGCTAAAAATAACGATTTAAAGAAAAAAGAATTATTTTATCAAACGCAATTAGCTAAAGTACAAAAAGGAGGTTCTTATAAAACAGGTACTAAGGACTTTGAATTATATGTAGAAAGATTAAAAAAAGGAATAGGTAGTATAAAAGAAGAAATTAATTCTTTAAAAGGTCAAAAACAAAATTTAGAGTTAACAAATATAGACCTAGAAGCAAATGTAACAAGCGAGGGAGGTATTGCTAAGACTATTATACCTGATGGAACTGCTGACGAAATAAGAACAAAAGTACAAGCGTTAGGAAGTGGTTTAAGAAATGATTTAGCAGGTGTTCAGGATGTAATAAATGAAAAACCTTTACAAATTATAAATGATAAAACGCTATCTGAATTTGAAGTAAACCAAATTTTATTAAAAGAGCGTTTAAAAGTTTTTACCGAAGATGTAAACCAAATGTTAAATTTCGCAAAAGAAAACGGTATTATAAACTTTGGTAGCGCAATAGGTAGCGCAATAGCAAACGGTACAAGTGTTATAAAAGGTGCTGGAGCATCTTTATTAAGTACTTTAGGCTCTTTAATGGTAAGATACGGTTCTTTAGTTGTAAAGTTTGGTTTAGCAAAAGAGGCTTTATCTAAATCTCTTAAAAATCCTTTTGGTGGTGGAATAGGTGCTGTAATTGCAGGTGGTGCTTTGGTTGCTATTGGTTCAGCTTTAAAAGGGTTTTCTGCTAACTTTTCAGGCGGTGGCGGTGGCAATTCCAACGTACAAGGCGGACAAGGTAGCTCTTTTAGTGGTGGTTCATCATTTAGTGGTGGTGGTTCATCTTTTGGTGGTGGTACGGTTGTATTTGAAATACAAGGGCAAAAATTAGTAGGTGTTTTAAGAAATACCTTAGATAGAAATAGAAATTTAGGAGGTACTTTAACATTATAAATATGGCTTTAAAATATTGGTTTGAATTTACAGACGTTAAAGAAGTAGTACATAGATGCGAAATATACAACGATGCTTTTGTAGGGGATTCGACACAAATATATGGTAACTTAACAACGAACAAAGCAAGTGTAACAGACACCTTAGAAACAATTAGAGGAGGAGGTTTAACTATTAATTTAGAAGCTAATTTAGATTTAAAGTTTGATGACTTTTATAGTGAAAACGAACGTACATTCTCTGTTAAATATATTCGTGATGGTGTTACTGAATTTTTAGGTTGGTTATCGCCTGAGGGCTTATATGAATCTTTTGTAGAGGATAAATGGATAATTAGTTTAGATTGTACGGATGGTTTAGGATTTCTTAAAAACTTATCTTATGTGGAAAATGATACGGGCTTACCATTTGTAGGTAAACAATCTATTTTAGAAGTGATTGTAAACTGTTTAAAAAGAACAAATATAGCTCAAAACATTTATACTTTTGTAGATGTCAGGTACGATGGGCAAACAGGCGGAACAAATACACTAGCAGAAACTTTTATAAACGCAAATAGATACATAAAAGATGACAATAATACCTTTATGAATTGCGATGAGGTTTTACGTTCTTTATTCGATTTATTTGGGTTGTGTATTACGCAATATAAAGGAGATTGGTTAATTTATAAACCTAATGTTTTAAAAGATAATAGTAGTCTAACTTATTACGGTTATGATAGTGATGGAGTGGCTTTAAGCCCTGCAACTAAAACAATTGATTTGAGTTTTACGTTAGGCAGTCAAATTAATAATTTTTACCCACATCACGTTAATGCTAATCAACAATTGAGTATAGATAGCGGTATCGGTGCGTATAGGATAAATTATAAATATGGTTTAGTTAAATCGTTTTTTGACAACATTTACTTGCAGAGTAGACCTCGTATATTTCCTTTGAAAAATATAGTTGACGAATGGACAATAGCAAGTTATACGTATTTGGATTTTCCTGTAAGTAATGAAGGTTTAATATTAAGTGGAGAAACACAAGGTCAACAAGATTTAATAATTACTTCTGATACAGTTTCTTTAATTGAGGGTAATAGAATTTCTTATAGGGGAGCAATTGAGCATACTTTTTCAGACACTATTTTTGGTAGAAATGGTAGGGGTGCTTTTAGATGTAAAGTAATATTAACAGACGGTACAAATACTAGGTATATGAATAGTAATGGGCAGTGGGATACATCTAATATTTTTATGTTATTTGCTGTTAATTATTTAGGTTCTTTTAATTACGAAATAATATCAGATACTTTGCCTTTTGATGGTGATGTTTATATTGAATTATACACGCCAAACCCTATTAGTTTTGGTAACGATTATGATGTTACTTTTTTTGTTTCTCAAAACAATATAGCAATTGCAGACAATGAGTTAGAAGATATAAAAGGAGAAATACACACATTCCAATTTAACACTACTGATTTTTCTACTAAAATTGAAGATGTAAAAGAGGTTTATAATGGTGATAGTATATCTGATGTTTATATTGGTACAATTTACCAATCTGATGAAGTTACACCAACCGAAATATGGAATCGTGGAAATGTGCGTGATATAACTTTATTGCAATACTCAGGTGAAGAAAGAATGGCAATGTACAGCAAACCTTTAAGGGTGTTTAGCGGTGATATTTTCGGGTTTATTGATTACTTGTCAGTCTTTGAAATTGATGGTATTACAGACGTTAAATTTATGCCAATAGAGTATAGTTATGATGCCTTAACCAATATTACAAAAGTAAAGTTAAAACAGATATTAAATGATGCTATTGATAGCGATTATAGTAATATAGATTATGATGTTACTTTTGATTATGGTAATGTTGTTGAGCCAACAATAAAATAACAAAATTAAAGGGTAATAATATCTAATAAATTTTATTTATATTTGTATTAATTATGATAGATGGAACTTATAGACTTGTTTATATAGAATGGGAAAACGAATATTTACCTATTGGTTGCTTAACTGGTGATAGTTTTAGTGAAAGTGTAGAAATGTTAGATACAACCACAAGGGATAATGGAGGATGGAAAACATCAGTACCAACGAATCAAAGTTATAATATTTCTTTTGAAGGTTTGCTTATTAATACCAATTTTTACGGTGGGGATTTTACAAAAGTTTCTTACGATAGGTTAAGAGAATTGAAAAGAAGTAACACTTTAATAAAATGGTTAATTGAAGATATAAATAAAACTTTTAGTGATACAGGTTTTGGTTATTTAACAAATTTATCAGATAGTTCAAGTGTTGATGAATTTGTGACTTTTTCAGCAACAATAGAGGGGTATGGAGAACCTGT